CCAAGCTAATGAAACTTGATGTCGTAAGAACTCAATTTGGCGAGGACGCAACCAATGGAATGCTATTTATAAATGGTGTCTTTGAATGTTATACATTAGAAGATGAAGTTAGAGATGTTAAAGTCCACTCTGAAACAGCGATCCCTTTAGGAGAATATGAAGTAAAACTTAGAACTGAGGGTGGATTTCATACAAAATATAAAGCTAGATATGGTGCAGGCTTTCATAAAGGAATGTTATGGCTTCAAGATGTTCCTAACTTTCAATGGATCTTAATTCATACAGGAAATACGGATCAACACACAGCAGGTTGTTTACTACTAGGAGAAACACAACAGGACCTTGATAAAGGTAAGGACGGATTTGTTGGTGGATCGGGAGACGCTTATAAAAAGGCTTATCCTAAAATCGCTGAGGCCTTATTGAATGATGAAAAAGTAACTATTAAATATTCTAATATTAATTTAGATCAACAAGAACTCTCTAACAAATCTACTGATGATGTTATATTAACAGGCATGGTAGACGCTAAAATGGATAAAATGCTTAAGGAAATTAAGAATATAAAATCTATTATTAGTAAGAAAATCCTTTAATAAAAAACTATAATTAGATCATAAAACATATTTAATCGAGGAGATCCCCTCATGAACTTAACCTGCCCAAGTTGTAATCACGCTTTATTATTTATAGTTAAAAAATTAAATTACAAATGTATGAATAAAAAGTGCCGACATTTTAATCGTAACCAATTATCTGCTAAGGTAGATGAGGAAGAATAATTTAGGAGAATTTATGGCAAACGCAAAAGCATATTGGAAGTTCATGCTGTCAAAAGCATTTAGAACAGGACTTCAATCAGCAATATCTTTATGGTTAGCAAATTCAAGTGGAATAATTGACGCAGATGTATTTCAATTAGTTGGTGTTGCTTTTTTAACAAGTTTTATAACTGTACTTCAACACGCACTTGAACAATATAAACCAAAAGCCACATACGAAGATTAAAATGAATGTAAAATTAGACGCAAAAGCCATTGGTGGTGTTATTTCTGCACTAATAATTTCTTTAATTTCTTGGTTGTTTAGATCTGTGCAAACATTAACTAATGAAGTAGCAGTATTGAAAGCAGAAGTTACAAATGCTAATGAAAGATTAGCTGAGGTTTTAACTGTAATAAGTGGAATATCGGGAGAGATAACAGAAATTATATGGAAGATAGGTGGATAATGGGCGACTGCTGTGGAAACTGCAACTGTGGTGGTAAATAAATTATCAAGAATATTAATAGTATGCCTATTAATAATTCCTATACCTGTTTATGCAGAAGAAACAACTGTAACAGAAGGCTTTGATAACCAACAGACTAACGAAGATATTACTTTCGTTTATGGTAGTAACGATACTGCTGTTGCTTCCGAAACTGATTGTTCTACTGCTCAAATACCCGGATCAATCAATATTGAGGATATGGATTGTCATGGATCAGAATATTTTGGATCAGATCGTTACCAATTGGGACTACGCAGTTCAACGGACGCACTTACTATCGCGTTCCCTAATTCAGAGAATAAGCCAATTACAGAAGTTGGATTTCTTACCTTAGCTGTTGATGACGCAAATACAGGAACTGTTTATTATGATAACTCTACTTCTGCTACTTTTAATATAGTTGCAAATGCAAGTGGTAACTCACAAGTAACTTTAACTGCACCTAGTGGAACTACTATCAATGAAATTGTGATCGCAGGTGCTTCAGATAATTTACAAGATTGGTGGTTATTTGATAACATTTATTATAAATTTACTGCACCAACACCGACTACCACAACGACTTCTACAACAACCACAACCACGACTACAACCACAACCACGACTACAATTCCACCACCACCACCAACTACAACCACTACCACTATCCCAATAGTGATTGTTGAAATAGACGGCGAAGAACTTGAATACACACAAATAGAAGTAGATGACGGAACTGTTGAAAGGGATATGGAGAGATTTGATAATTTAGATGAGTATGGGTGTGAACTTACAGATGAGCAAATTGCTAGAGGAGATTGTGATGTAGAGATATTTGAAGAAGAAATATATGAAGAAGAAATAATCTATATAGAAGATTTAACAGAAGAAGAAATTGAAGTATTAGAAGAAATAATAGAACTTGAAGCTGAAATATTAGAAAAGGAACTTGAATTAATTGAGGATCAAGAGGATTTCTTAGAGGAAATTGGATTAATTTTAACTGATGAGGAATTAGAGGAACTAACTGAAGAAGAGATTTTAGAAATTGAAAAGGAATTTGAGGAATATATAGAAGTCGTTTTAGAGATAGAGGAATATATAAACGAATTAGAGGATTTTGAGGAAATAGAAATAATAATTGAGGAAGAAATTGATTTAATCGATATACTAATAGCTAATGATGTATTCCCACCTACAAAAGAGGACATTCAAAAAGACTTAGAGAGTATACAAGATGAAATTATTGAAGATGAAATTGAACAAGAAGTATTTACAGATGATACTTTACCTTTGGAAGATGAACAACAAGATAAGGAAATACTTATTACAGAAGTGGCTGAACAACAGATCACAGAAGAACAAATTGCTGAAGAAGTTGGAGAATTAGAAGAAGTAATTGAGGAAATTATTGTTATTGATATTCCCGAAGCTACTGATGAAGAAATAGAGGATTTTACTGAAGAGGAATTAATTGAGTATGAGGAAGCTAAAGAAGAAGCGATCGAAGAATATGTTGAGGAACTTGAAACAGAAGAAGTTATAGAGGTAATTGAGGAAGTTAACGACATTGGTGTTCAGAACTTAGATCAAGCAACACAAGAAGTTCAGGAAGTAGTTCAGGCTATTGTTGAGGAAGCCATTGAAGATGTAGAGGAACTTACAGAAGAACAAGTAGAAGTTGTAGCAGAAGTATTACAAGTGGAAAAAGAAGATGTTCAGATTATTTCTGAAGCTGTTAAAGAAGATGAGGTAGTTGCTCAAGCAGTAGAGGAATATGTTGAGAGAGCTGTGGAAAATACTGATGTAGAAAATTATACTTTAGCTGATGTTGTTACTGAAGTTCAATTTGAAGAATTTTTAGAAAATCCAATAGAGGTTTTTACAGATATAAATTTAGAAGATATAAGCATTTCAAATATAGGAGATGATATGACCTCAGATCAGCGTGAAAAAGCTCAGGAAGTTGTAGTGCCTGTAATTTTGACTAGAATAGCTAGTATGGCAGCTTTCATGTTTAGGAGAGGTTAATGCTAAAAAAATTATGGAATTGGCTTATAAGAGCTATAAAAGAAACTTTAAACCTTAGTTGGACTTTGGTCGGTTTAGTTATTGCAACACTTACTCTTACAGGATCAGCTCAACAGGTTACAGGTCTTGCAACTGTGATCACTCTTGCTGTGTGGTTATTGACAATAGGATTTAGAGATTAATGGCTTCTGATTGTTGTTATACAAGAAATATTAATGGAACATGGGTAACTATTTGTAATAATAAATATGGATATTATGGTCATGGCCGATAATGGATATACTCAAAAAGAAATGTTGGCTCTTTTATTAGAGGGACAAAAAGACATGAATGTGAGGATAGATCAACTTCACGAAAAAGTTAATCAAAAGATTTCTCGATCAGAACTTTTAGCGTGGACAACTGTAATAGCTGTACTTATTGCAGGACTTAGCCAATATATGCCTTAAGACATACATTTAAGGCCCTTTTAAGCATGTGTTTAACTGTTTATGGGGTAATATTCAACTCTAATTTATTAATAAGAAATATATAGGATTTTTTACTAATGAATTGACATATTAATCTAAGATTAATAATATTATATATATGAATAACACAAATACTGAACACGAAAATAAAATGACACCTTACTTCATAAGAGTTAAGGGATCATATAAAAGATTTTCAGACACACCTGCTAAGAGGCTCAATGAAACTTATTTAATTAAATTAGGATCTAATATGGATAATATAGACGCACAAAGTATTGTTTCAAATTATGTCGGTAGAGTAACAGGATTTACACAAATGGATATTTATGAAGTTGAAGTTACAGATAAAGAATTTACAATGCCTAATAATTACTTTCATATAAATAATGAAAGTCAAGAACTTGCTTTAGGTCAAGCTACACCAAAAGAAATGCCCGAAAATCTTGTAATAGGTTTAAAAGAATATATTAAGAATATTAAGAAAATTATTGCAGATGATCATAAATTAAGGGAATTAAAGGGGGAATAATGGCTAAGGGTTTTTATCATATACCAAGTGAAAAATCATTTAACTGCTATAACTGTGATGAAAAAGTTAAAACTCACTTAGTAATTTTTATTAAAGGTGTTAAAAAAGTTCTTTGTAGAGATTGTGCAGAGAAAGCTGTTGAAATAATAAAGGGGGTGTGAATATGGAAGAAATTATTTCTTTAGGAATAACAAAATATGAGTTGATATTTTTAATATCAGCTACTTTATTGTTTACTAATTTAATTTGGAATTTTCAAAAAAAATTAGAAAAACCTAGTATAAAGGATCAATTAAAAGATACTGATATACATTATGTTAATGGGAAAAATTTACTTAAAAGTATTGACGAATACCAAGAAAATATGTTAAACAGTAAGTAAAATAAGGTTTTGGAACTTTTGTAAGTTCCAATATTCCTAGCAATATGAACGAGTAATAAATTTACTCACAAGCTAGGAGGTTGTTATGAGTAGATCATAATAACTAAACGAAAGAAGCGTGGGAACGTATTTGTGTAAAGCCCTGCCCACGCTTTTTTCTATTTAACACACATAATCTCAAATTAAACTAATATAATGTCATGCCTAAGAAAAAGGTTAAAACCAAAAAGGAAGTTCCTCATAATGAGGATCTTGGGAATAACTATTATCCGAGTGGTTGGAAACCACAAAGAAGTTGGGATAATGGCTCAAACACAGGCGAAGTTACGCATATCCAACCTAAAACTGATGATTTTAAATTTAACTCTTTATTGACTGAATGGGGTTTTGATCCCGAATTATATTTTATTGAAGAAGAAAGTATTAAATTCTCTACTTGGGATACACAATTAAAGGGTGGTCGAGTAGAACAGATGTATGCTTTTAAAGCCACTATACGAAGAAAAAAGCCTAATCATGATAAGTTTTTTAATGATCTATTAAAGCAAGTTAAAAAGAAAAATCCAATCAAAATAGCTAAAACAAAAGGAGATAATGCTTATTTTTTCATGTGTTCAGATTGGCAATTTGGAAAAGCTGAATATAACACTGATTGGGGTGTAGATGAAACAGTACAGTATATAGAAAATGCGATCATAGAAGCAAAGCAAAATATAAAAGACTTAAATAAAAATGGTGTTTTAATAGATGAAATATACATAATCGGACTTGGAGATTTGATCGAAAATTGTTATGGTTTTTTTGACCACCAAGCATTTAATGTTGAATTAACTAGAACAGAACAAGAACATATTGCACGATTAATGGTATTGAAAATATTAGACGGATTACTAGCTTTAGCACCTAAGATTGTTATCGGTGGTGTAGCAGGAAACCACGCAGAATATAGAAGTGGTAAAGCACAAGTTGCTACAACACGCTTAGATAATTCAGACACTACAATATTTCAAATTGTTGGAGAGATAATACAGGATAGAGATAGATATAAGCATGTAAAAGTAGTAATTCCTGATGATTTTTACTTAACTTTAGAGGTCAAAACAAAAAGACTTACTTTTTACCATGGCCACATGGCTGGAGGAGGTGGTAATGCTGAAAATAAACTAATTAATTGGTGGAAAAATCAAGCTATGGCTAGATTACCAAGTGGTACTGCTGATATTTTAGTAACAGGACATTACCACCACTTGAGAATATTAATGGAAAGAGGAAGAACTTGGATACAAAGCCCAAGTTTAGACACATCTTATGAGCTTGAAAGTCGTATGGGATTAACTACTTCTCATGGTATTTTGACCTTTACAGTATCAAATAAAGGTTGGGATAATTTAAAAATCCTTTAATACTTGATTTAATTTAAATCATAAATTAAAATAGAACTAGGTAAATATGGCTAGAAAATTAGTTGGTATTGAAAATGACGGAATTAAGGCGAAAGTTATTTACAATGTGGACGGCAAATATAAAGCTGAAGACTTAAAAGTTGGAATAACTACCATTGATGAACTCGTTAAAGAGATAGTTAGCAGTTAAGGGATCATTTGATTACTTCTGTTTTGTTAACTTGTGCTTTGTTATCCCCAATTACACCAAGTAGTATTACCGAATTTAAAGAATGTCAAGACAGACAAGAAATAATTTACGATATGAGGAAATATATTAATTTATTTTCATTATATTTTAAGCCCGAAGATGTAGAAAAGGCTCTTAGAATAACTTGGTGTGAGAGTAAAGGCAAGATTACTGCTGTTGGAAAGAATAAAGACGGAACTTATGATAAAGGCTTGTGGCAGTTTAATGATCGCACTTGGGAATGGTTAACACCTAAATTAAATATTACAAGCGACAGGTTTAATGCCCATGTATCTACTGCTGTTGCTAGTTGGCTTGTTTATAATGACGGGTGGTTTCATTGGAACTCGTCAAAACATTGTTGGAATATTGACGATTAAAATAATAAAAGATTAAACTTACATTATGGATATTGAAACAATTAAATTATCGGATCTAAAAGAACACCCAAGAAATTATAAAACACACCCCGAGGATCAATTACAACACATTATTAGTTCAATAGAAGAACATGGTTTTTATAGAAATATTGTTATTGCTAAAGACAATACGATATTAGCAGGACACGGGGTATTTCAAGCGTGTCAATTAATGAATAAAGAAGAAGTGCCTGTGATTAGATTAAATATAGATCATGACAGCACACAAGCATTAAAGGTTTTAACTTCCGATAATGAAATTCAAAACCTAGCAAAAGTAGATGATAGAGAGTTGAGCGAAATATTAAAGGATATTTTAGATGAGGATTTAGATTTAACAGGTACAGGATTTGACCAAGAGCAATTATCAGCTTTGATCTACACAACAAGGCCCTCAACTGAAGTTGCTGATATTGATGAAGCAAAAGAATGGGTTGGAATGGTAGATTTTGAGCCAACAGGTAAGGATATTAAAGTAATAATTCAATTTGATAACGAAGAAGATAAACAAGAAATGCTTAACAGAATTGGTGCAACACATATCAATAAACAAATCGGGAATATATCTACTATTTGGTATCCCGAAAGAAAGCAAGAGGATCTAAAGAGTATAAGTTTTATTGCTGATGAGTAAGTATCCTGTTTTTATAATTTCAAAAGGTAGACATGATGTTTGTAAGACAGCTATTCATTTTTTACAGCATGATGTAGATTTTAAACTTGTTATTGAGCCACAGGAATTTGAATTATATAAAGAACATTTTGACGAAAATATATTAATACAAACGCCATTTAAAAACTTAGGTCTTGGATCAATACCTGTAAGAAACTTTGTTTGGGAATATTCAAAAAAATTAGGACACAAAAGACATTGGGTGTTTGATGACAATATAAGAAATACAAGGTACTTTTGGAATGGAAGAAGAACTCAAATAGATCCAAATTTAGCAATATCAGAGATAGAGAAATTTGTTGATCGATACGAGAATATAGCCATAGCAGGAATGAATTACAGTTTCTTTGTAAATAAAAGTACTACAAAAAAACCTTTTTCTTTAAACAACAGAGTATTTAGTAATTTATTAATTGATAATGACTTAGATGTAAGGTGGAGAGGTCGATACAACGAAGATACAGATTTATGCTTACAGGTATTATCAAAGGGATTGTGTACAGTTTTATTTAATACTTTTCTTATTGATAAACAACAAACAATGAGTATGAAAGGTGGTAACGCTGATGAACTTTATAAAGGTGATGGACGGCTAGATATGGCTAGAGATTTAGAACGAGTGTGGCCTTATGTTGTTAGAACAACTAGAAAATTTAATAGACCACAACACGAGATAATAAGGAAAAGTCAGCAATTTGACCAACAGTTGATCCGAAGAAAAGATATTGATTGGGATAATATAGAGAAAGAAAAGACGGAATTAAAAATAAAGCAACACGATGAAATTAAAAATGAATACTTAAAGAGAGCAGTTGATAAGTATAATGAGTGAAAAAGAAGTAGAGTTTTGGAGAGATGATGAGACTTATTCTGATTATAAAAGAAGAAAAAATGCAGGTATGCAAGGTATGGGACAAAAAACTGTGAAGAATAGAGATGATTGGACACCTGCTCAAAAAAGAGGTTTGAATAATAAGAACAAAGGTAGAAGAAAACAGAACGAAGCTAGGAAAAAACTAGGAATACCCGATACTCGCTTTAGATCACAAATGGGACATGAAGAAAATTGGCGTGGTCAAGTTAAAGTTGAAGTTAAAGCAGGTAAACAAGTACAAACATTATGGAAAAGGTTTTTAGAAGCCAAATTACAATCTGAAAAAAATAATGTCATTGGGGATATAAGGCCATTTGTTTTTGTTGCTATGCCCGACGGAACGACCAATGGTTTGGTGTGTTTTGAATTGGATAAATTGCAAGATATTGTCTATTCTTTTGTTGAAACTTGGGAAAATGATCCAAACTCTAACCTAATAATCCATAAAGATTGACCTTTTTCATATAAGAAAATATTAAACTAAATTTGACAATTTAATCTAAGATTAATAATATAGTATATATGAAAAACACAAATATAACTAAAAAACAACCTGAACTAATAATTGATGATCTACTTATTAAATTATCTTTTACACATGTATCTGAAGAAAAAGTAACACATTTTATTAATGATAACTTTGATTTTTCAGATCTTGAAGATTTAGAGGTTTATGTAAATGATCAATGGGGATATAAAACACTAACATATAAAGTTGATAGAGATTATCGTTTAAATCTATACACAATCACAGCTACCACACATTTCAGCACAAAATATTCTAGAGATCACAAAAAGGTTTTCATCTACAATCCCGATTTAAAACTAAGAACTGAAAAGGATACATCTACTCATCTTGATTGGAAAATTATTGCACATGAAAAATTTATGAAAGAAAAAGGATATTTATAATGGCTAAATATAACAAAGATCAATTAAAAAGACTTAAGGAACTACAAACTGCTGATAAAAAAGCAGAGGAAATATTAAATAAAATATATAAGGGGGTGAAGTAAAAATGGGAGAACGAGCAAATATTGTTTTTGTTGATCGAAATACAAAAGACATAAGCCCGATAATCTATGTTCAAAATTTAGGTATGGCTAAAGATGTAACTAGATTACTTGGAAGAACTAAAACTCAAATGAGTGATAGAGCAGAAGTTGATTTGATCTGTGCAAGGTTTGTACAGCAAGTTACTAATGAAATAAGCTCATTTGGAGAAGATGTATTGAGTATAAGATTAACTAATGCTGATATACAAACAATGCCGAAAAGAGATAAGGCTTTTGGTGCTGAAAGAATATTTAATAATAGTATAAATGAAATTATTGATCGATATTCTGATGAGGATCATGGTTTGTATATTGTTGATGTATCAACTCAACCAACTGAAAAGAATATAAATATAACTAAAAATTCAGCAGATTGGAAAATTGAAAACATAACAACAAACAAAAAAGTAACTGATCTAAGTTTATATGGATCAACAGTAGAGTACTAACACCCAACGGGGAAAATAAAGGGGGATTATTGCTTATTATTAAATCCCCCTTTATTAATTGAATATATTAAATCTGATATTAAAATATAATATCTAGGAAAAAAAGGAAAAGAAATGAAAATAGAGCCTGTAAGTTTAGCTGAAATAGGAGAGATGACAGGATTAACTAGACAAAAACTAGCGTCTTTAAAATTTCATAATAAACTACCCGAAGCAGAGGTTACTTTAAAGTGTGGACCTTTGTGGGATAGATCAACAATTAAAGTTTATTGTGAAGAAAATAATATAGGACCTAACTTTAGTTAATTTGTCATAGTAAATTATTATAATTTTATTCTAGTACATAGGAGAATAAATGAAAAAGCGAGAGCAACAACAAAAGCTATCAAGAGCATGGCCTAAAAAATATGTAAAACAATTAAAAATGTCTTATGGAAATATTGATTATGTTGAGCACACTCAAGTTACTCAAAAATTAATAGCATTTGTAGATGAATTACAAATAAATGTAGATCCTAAAGGTTATATTTATGATGAAGTTGAGGATCAGCATGGTATCAGAAGAAAATTTTTAACAGGTGTTACTGTTCAAGTTAGTGGAATAATAGACGGTAAATTTAGAACTGTTTCTGAAGTTGGTATGTGTGATAAACCATTTTTTGTCGAGGGTGGTAAGAAAGTTTCTAACAACGGGGAACGAGCAAAGGAATGTATATCAGACGGAATTAAAAGATGTGGAATGCGTATAGGTATAGGATTAGAGCTTTGGGATACTGAAGTTTGGTTAAATGATTATTTGCAAGACAAACCTGCTACGGCTAAATCGAAACCTAAGACCACTAATAATAATGATCAATTAAAACAGAATAAAGAAAAACTAGACAAGATCATTAAAGAAACTAAAAAGGATATTGATAAAGAAATAACTACTTCTAGTTGATATTATAATTTAATTTTAATTGGAGGAAGTATGGAAATACAACAACAAATCTATTTCTCAATAATCCCCGAGTGGTTAACTGAGAGCAAAATATCCGATAATGCCTTTAGAGTTTATTCAACTTTATGTAGATATGCTGATAAACATAGTGGCGAGTGTTATCCGAGTATTAAGTCTATTGGGCAAAGGTGTCATAAGAGCCCAAGCACAGTTAAAAGAGCCTTAAAAGAGTTAGAGGATCATGGGGCAATTAAAGTAGAGAGTAGATATATAGACAATTCTCAAACAAGCAACCTTTATACTGTCATATTTGATCTCGGTATGGGTGTCAAATCTGATATGGGGGTTGGTTCAAATGTGGACCACAAACTAAAGTCATCTAACCAAAGTCATATAATACCTGTTGATAAATCTGATAGAAAAGGATTGTTTAAAGCCCTAGCTAATAGTCTTGGTTATGAGCCAAAAACGAAACAAGAAATTTCAGCTTTTAATAAGGTTATTAAGGATATATCAGAGGCAGGAGGAACAGCAGAGCAAATAGAACAGCGAGTAGAAGTATATAAAAACAAATGGAAAGGGATCACATTAACACCATTCGCCTTAGCTAAACATTGGTCAAAACTTGGTCAAATGTATGATGAAAATAAACCTGCTGAGAAATATGATTGCGAGAAAAAAGGACACAAATGGATCGATCTTGATGTAATTTTCTATTGTCAAATGTGTAAAAAAGAAAAAAATAAGTAAACTATGAGTATGAATGTAAACCCAAATAAAATAGAAGATAATTTTAACTTCGGCTTTCAAACTGTTTTTTATTATTTAGAGCAAGCTGATGATCTATTTTATTTAATAGACGGATTTGAGCCATTAGAAGAAAATGGAGCCTATGAGGGTGGTTTATTAATGAGAGCATTAGGCTCTGTATTGGCTATTAATTTATCTAAAGAAACTAACGATTTTGTAATTTCTATTATTGACTCAGAGGGAAGTTTACAACTTGTAATGCTACCAACAGGCGAGGATCTGTTGATGTTTTTATTAGGATTACGAAGAGAATTAGTTGATAGTAAATATTTTTTATAATATGGCCGAGTTTTATTAATTTTGTCATAGTCAATATTTATAATTTAATTAACAAATAAAATTCCAAAGGGGGAATAATGCCTAAACAATTTGATAAAGAATGGTTATTAAATAAAAATAAAAAAAGTATCTTTAATTATGGATATAGTTATCCCGAAGCCGAAAAGGTAAATGAAGATATTATAAATATAGTAAAACAAGAAATACAACACCTTAAGGAAAGAAAAACTAGATTTGTTGTAATGTCTAAGAATATTTTTAATAAAAAGTCTGATGATGTATTTGAGCTAGTTTTAAATAAGGAAATAGATAGGTGGAATAACCTTTTAATTGTTTTAGAAACACAAGGAAACGAAATCAAAATGTCTGAAATGTTAGAAGATGAGGCTAGGTTTAACTGCTAATGGTAGATTTTAAAGATAAAGATTTATTAAAATCAATGTTCTCTAAAACATTTTTAAAAGAAAAATTTGTCGATCAAACAAGTGAAAATTCCTATATAGCCACAGAGAATATATTGTGTTGGGATATTGAAACAGCAGAAAGTTTTGATGATCAACACACAAGAGCCTTTGCAGTTTTTAACGAGGGTGTTCCTATGTATTGTGTAGAAACTTATCCTTTAATAGACGGCAAATTGATCATGACTAAAGAGCCAAGCAATCGAGTTATGATCCCACAAGGAATATTAATACAAATGTTAGATAAAGGATTTGAGGTTGTTAAATGAGTGATAATGATAATGTAATTTTTATTGAGAATGATAAGACAAAACACATGGGTTGGGCAAACTATGAAACTTGGAATGTAGCTTTATGGATACAGAACACAGAGGAAATTTATAAACTTGCTAAACAGTTTGATAATTATAAAGACTTTATAAATTTAGGAATTAAATACTTAAACCTTAGTAAAACAGGAGATGATGTTAGCTTTACTAATAAATTACTTAATATAGAGGAATTAGATAATATGATTAAGGAATTATCATAATGCCTTTTTTTAATGATAAGAGAAAACAATTACCTAAAAAATTAAGAATGCTTTTTGATAAGCAATATAAATTAGAGAGCGAATTGAATAAAATAAAATTAGAAATAGAAGAAATAAGAAAAGAATATGAAGATTTCTTTTTTCAAATGGATAATTTCACATGAAGAAAAAATCACATAGAGAAATAATTACAGAAATACTTTCTAGTGGCGAATGGGTTTGTGGTGTAGAAATATTTAAACAAACAGGTTGGTCTTTTAGAAATAGAATAAGCGAAATGAATGCTGAGTTTGAGGAACAAGGATCTGAAGTGAAATATTATCAAGGTAAAGATTGCAATATAGATCACACCTTTGAAAATAAACACAATGAAAATATATTTATGTGGAGAAAAAATCCTTTAAAAATGAGATCTGTAAATATATCAGAGATAAAAGCAGATCCAAATTTAAGTTTAGCACCAAAAGACCACAACTTAGATGAATGGAATAACCAATCCAAAGAGGAAAGACACAAAGCAATTAAAGAAATGATGTCGAAAGCAGGTTTAAAATGAGTGATGTAACACCCTATCAATACATAGATGAATTACAAAAACGCAAGGCTAAAAGAGTTGATCCCGAATTTAAGTTAATAGCAATTCCTTATGAGTTAAATATAGAGGTTGGATCTGAATACGATAAAGATAAAATAATACAGGTTGAAGAAATATTTACTGAAATGCTTAAAAACTTTATTGAAGTTGTAAAAGAAGATTTTGACTTCCCTACTCACAAGTTAAAAGTAAAAACTATAATCAGAACAAAAGATAATATCGTATCATTTAAATATTACGATTAATTTCAAATCACAAAAACCCCCTTTTGTGTACGAAGAAGTCTAGGACTAGCAATAGCTCTAGGCTTTTTCGTTTATTGATAGTATTATGTAATAGCCACTACTATTACTCATTGCTTATATACCATATATGGTATTACTCATAACTATTGCTAAAACTATTACTATTCGCTTATATACCACATGTTGTATAAGAGCAATAGTAATGACTATTACTATTACTCATTACTATTTAATGCTCAAGACATACATTTAAGACGAGGCTAATGATAGTAAAAAGCAGAGTTGATAGTTCATTAACAGACAACTTGAACAGTACATTAACTATTACATGATCATAAAAAATTACTAATGAATTGACAAATAAATCTTAGATTAATAATATACTAATATGAAATACACAAATATTAATAATCCTAAAGGGGGAATTATGATAAAAGGAACAAAAGCTAGCTTAAAAGGAACAATGCTAGCAACTTTTGAAATAAGACTAAACGGAAAAAGCACAGGTTGGTTTGGAAACCACAAAGATTGTGTTGAAGTATTAAGCAAGCTAGATAACCAAAGGCTTAAATTAACTAATGAAATAGAAAAAAATACAGGTTTAGGTGAATTAGACCAAAACTATGAGCACAATGTTAATGCAAGACACTTAACATTTACTCATCAAAATGATAAGGCAAGAGTTTCAAGATCAGGAACTTATAAAAATGCTTATATTAAAACAATAGCAAATACAAATACAGGAAAAACAGTTTTTGGTTTTGACGGTTTTGTAGATGTTTGGACAGTTAAAGAAGTATAGGGGGAAATTAAATGAGTAAAAACCATAAACACCACATAAATTGCTTTAAACACAGTAATTGGAACTGTAAGAAAAAATGTAAAACAAAAAGGGGGAATAAATAATATGGTAGTAGCAGGATCTAAGGCTGAAATCGATAAATTAGCTAAGTTGCTCAGACAAACTGATATACAATTTAAAATCAGAAATCAAGACGGGACAACAAGCAAAGTTAAATTAGAGAAAACAGGTTGGAATTTAAAAAGAAAAACTTATTTTAAAACTAGACAATCTTTACTAGATCAAGATTACGAACTTATATTTCATCTCGAAAGGAGATGATAAAAGTGAAAACAGGTAAAAACGGTATTGATGTTTTAAGTATAAATGCAACAAGAACACCTGTTGGTGTAAGTGTTTTTAGATCAACAGACAAGCAAAAAGCCTATGAAACCTTGATAAAAAAGACTGAATTATGCTCATTAGAGAATAAAGACCTTAGAAAATGGATCAACGAGTTTAAAAAGGCTTTTAAAATGGTTATTTTAACTATGAATTGTGATTGTGGAAGAATAGAGAGGAAACATCTGCTTTATTATTACGAATGGGCAATAGATGAAAGAATTAATAAGCCATAATCGTTGATTAAATTTATTTAGGTTATATTATGAAGTTATGACTAATAATAAACCTTATAAGTTACTCGATGATCAATTAACAGAACGCTTACTAACAGCAATAAAATTAGGCTCTTATATAGAACATGCCTGTTATTATGCAGGAATTAACTCTAGTACCTTTAGAATGTGGCGAAAAAAAGCAGAACAAGGAATTGAGCCTTATAAATCCTTTTGGATTGAAGTTACTAAAGCAGAGAGTGAAGCGATCATTAGAAGATTAGGTAGGATTGAAAAAGCAGGACAAGAGGGAAATTGGACAGCAGACGCATGGGTGTTAGAGCGAAAATACCCCGATAAATTTGGTCGTAGAGAGAAAATACAACTATCGGGTGATCCTAATGCACCTATTGAAATAGAGTTAAATTGGTCAGACGGCTCAAAACTAGACAGAGAGAACGAAATTGTTATACAAAAAGAAGATGAAGAAGAATAAATACTCGAAAATAGCGACTAAAAAAAGATGATAATATTATTTTGGTCTAAATATGAAAACGAGCAAAATTATAATGATTGGATCAATAAAGACATAGAAATAAGTGATTTTCATAAATTAACCTTATATTCTCAAAAAAAATACAATAATGAAGTATTTCTTTATACCTATCAAAATATAACGAATTTACCTAAAGGAATTAATATAGAGGACGCAGATAAGGTTTATAGTAGAGCCTTAGCTTTTGAAGCCTTAAAAAGAGGCCATAATATTGCTCATATTTCAGATATTGTAAGAATTAGAATGGCTTCCTTATTAAAAGGGACTATAACAGATATGGATATGATCGCATTAAGGCCATTACCCGATATTGATAACTTTTTCTCATCTATCCCTGCAAAGAAAACAGGTGCTATGGCTATAAAATGGAAAGAAAACCACCCACCATTTAAAATACACGATAATTCTTGGAACGGGAAAGCTTTAAGCAACTTCCCAAGCAAAGTAGGTAAAAATATGGAATATGATTTCATAAAACTTGCTCATAGAATTGAACAACAATTAGAGGGATTACCACGAAAAGATACTAAGGGGTGGAATTATATTATGTGGACACTTAAAGAAATAGCACGAGATCATAAAGAAGCAAAAATATATGAGCCACTTTATTTTGGTCCAATCCCTGCTTGGTTGGGATCAAGTAAATGTTATTCATTAGAAGCACCTAGTAGATTAGACGGAAAAACTGAATTGTTTGGTTATAGAATGCCTTCTATTGAGGAAATAATAAATAAAAGCTATTTTGTTGCACATTATTTTGAAAGTGCTTTTAAAAAAGCAGATGTTATTACTGATATTTGGGATAGAGTTAAAATAGGCAGTTTGTTAAATGCAGAATTAGAGCATATATTGAGTGATAATTGGAGAAATGAGTTATGGAAACTGAATTAACCACAGAAATAAATACAAGAAAATATAAAGTAAAATTACCTCAACTGCATGAGGGACAGACACAAGTAGCTATGGATAATTCTAGGTTTAAAGTACTTTCAGCAGGTAGGCGTTGGGGTAAAACTAGATTAGGTGTTTGGTTATGCTTAGAAAAAGCGTGGCAAGGAAAAAGATCTTGGTGGATCGCACCTACATACGCTATGGCTTTAGAGGGGTGGAAAGACTTAAGAAATATTGGTGTAGAGTTTGGAACAATTATTAAGGAGAGTGAAAAAACTATTATTACGCCAACAGGTGGAATGGTATCTATCAGATCTGCTGATAATCCAGACAGGTTAAGAGGTGCAGGACTTGACTTCGTTGTTTTAGATGAGTGTGCCTTTATGAAAGAAAACACATGGGCTGAAGTGATCAGACCAACTTTAACTGAAAGACAAGGTGGTGCTTTATTTATATCAACACCAAAAGGTTTTAATTGGTTTGAAAAAATATATCATGAAGCAGAAAGTAGAGATGATTGGAACAGGTGGCAATTACCTACTAAGTCAAATCCATTTGTGCCTAATTCAGAATTAGAAATAGCTAGAAAAGAAATCGGATCATATTTATTTAGTCAAGAATATTTAGCAGAGTTTGTTGAATTAACAGGTGGTATGTTTCAGACAAATTGGTTTAATAGGTTTAGAATGAAGTCAGTTACAGAATTGAATGATGAGGGAAATTATGAAACTAATAGATATTGTGTATTGGAAGATGAGAGATGTTTGGATAACTCAATCCGAAAATTTGCGACTGTGGACTTGGCAACTTCTACAAAAGAGCAAGCAGATTATACAGTCGTTACAGTTGCAGGAACTACCCCGAAAAATAATATCTTGGTGTATGAAGTTTTTAGGAAAAGACTAGAAGCACCTGATATAATTCCTGTTTTAAAGAATTTTCTTGAAGAATATAATTTAGATTATATAGGAATAGAGAGAGCAGGATACCAATTAGCCTTAATTCAAATTGCAAGGCGTGAGGGATTACCTGTTAGAGAATTAAAAGCTGATCGAGATAAAGTAAGTAGAGCTATGCCTTTATCTGCTCGTATGGAACAAGGGCAAGTCCACTTTTTAGAAAATGCTTTATGGTTTGATGAATTAGAAAGAGAACTTTTACAATTCCCAGAGGGAGAACATGATGATCAAGTGGATAGTTTGGCTTATGCAATTTTAGAAACACAAAACAGCAAGAAATGGTTTGCATACTAAATCCTCTTAAATCTAAGATTTGACAAACTAAAGTATCGTGTTATAATGAATATAACAAATAAAAATTGGGGGTATAAATTGAATAGATCAAATCAAATCCAAATAAAACAATCTGCCTTTGAAATAAGGGATCCAGTAGACAATTTAGAAAAATATATTATTCAGTTTCAATATCATGGGTTGGAAACAGATCATATTACTTGGAAGTTTATAGACGAAACTAGAAATAATACAGAAAAAGAAATTAAAAGGGTTGGTAAAGGAACAATCGTTATTTATAAAATAAAAACACTTGAAGAATACTTAGTATTATTTACAGAGTTTGACCACAATTACGAATGGGCTGAAGAATATAGAATGGACATGAAAAGTTTTGAATATCAAATTTGCTCAAAATCTTTATATGAATACATGAAAGAAAAACATCACGAATTTGGATTGCTAAAAGAAGTAATTAATTAAACCTGCATAATACCATAAATTAAAAATATCTACTATCATTGATTAGTATTAGGTTAATGATTTATTGAGAGGCATGGAATTGGCTGATAGAAGAAATTTTTGGGATTTAATTGGGGTAAACAGACCAAAAGTAAATGACAACAGAAATGTAAAAAGAAGTACAGGATATAATTTTTTTAGAGATGATCCTTCTGAAAGTGTGTATGGTAATCAATTCATACAAGGATATAATACGAGTGCAGGTAATTGGAATTTAGAGGGATTAGGTAATGGCGAAAGTAATTCAGCAGTTACATCATGCTTACAGGTCTTAGGTTTATCTTTCTCAGAAGCAACTTTACAAGTCTGTTATTACAATGAAGAGGGATTAAAAGAGGAATTACTCGGCCACCCATTAACACTATTAATGAGAAGACCAAATCCATATATGAGTGGTGATGTCGTACAACAATATTTAATAAATGCTCTTCATGTTTCTGGAAACGCTTATCTGTTAAAGCAAAGAAATGAAGCAGGGCAATTAATAGCACTTTATCCTTTAATGCCCGAAATGGTAGAGCCAAAAGGATCTAAAGAGGAATTAATAACTCATTATGTATATAAAACAGCAGAAGAAGAAATATTATTAGATCATAACGATATTGCACACTTTAAATTAGGTTTAGATCCAACAAACCACAAAAAAGGATATAGCCCATTAAAGAGTGTATTAAGAGAAATATATTCAGATGAGAGTGCAGGACAAATGGCCACAGCTTTATTATCCAACATGGGTGTTCCTAGTGTTATGATCACACCGAAAGATGAGTTTGGACCTACACCCGAAGAAGCAGAACAGATAAGTAAATCATACCAACAAAAAGTAGCAGGTAAAAATAAAGGAAAACCTTTAGTAATGAGTGGTGCTATGAATGTGGAAAAATTAGCTTTCAGCCCAAAGGATTTAGATATAGGATTATTAAGACAAATTCCTGAAGAAAGAATATCAGCAGTGCTAGGTGTTCCTGCAATTTTGGCGGGACTTGGTGCAGGATTAAAACATGCAACTTACTCAAACGCTAAAGAATTAAGAGAATTTTTTACAGAAAATAAATTAATTCCTTTATGGAGAATGATTGGAGAGGAAGTAACACAACAAATTCTTTTAAAGGAATATGAGGAAGATAGTAAAAACGAAGCCAAATATGATTTTTCAGAAGTAAGAGCCTTACAAGCAGATCAAAATGAATTATTTAATAGATTAAATACAGGTGTACAAGGTGGTTGGATAACAGTAGCAGAGGCTAGAGAAAAAGCAGGACTTCCAACAGATGAAAACCAAGATGTGTATTTACTTAATGCTTCAATAATTCCTGTTCCTGCAAATTTAGAAATTCCTAAAGTAGATCAAGAGCCTAAACCTGCAACAACGACACCACAAGCTGTTGTTACAGAAGATGATGACGATACGGAATATTCAAGCAAAGTAATTAAAAAAATAGAGGATCAATTTTGTGTAATTGCTGAGGATAGTGGAAAAAATATGGGCTGTTATGCTACAAGAGAATTAGCAGAACGAAGATTAAGACAAATAGAAAAATTTAGTGATGATCCTAAGAAAAATAGGAGAACGGAAGATACATATTCTTTTACCGAAGACGGACAACGAGTTCATAATACTTGGTTAGAGAAAACAGATGAAGAAGAAGAATAATAATTTCTCTAGTGCTAGAGATTTGATCGATAGAAGAAACCAATTAAGAGAAATTGAATGGGACAAAAGAGTAAATCGATTTGAAAAAGCAGAAGTAAAAGATAGTATTTGGGAAGCATATAATAAACTATTAGGAAATTGGGATTTTGTCTTTGCTTCAGTATATTATGATCTATTAAAAGGACAAGTAAGAGCTATTAATAAAACTCTAGCTGTCAATCCACCTACAATTTCGGGAATTATTCCTTTATTAAATTCAGTTATTAATTCAAATAATAAAACATGGTATGAGGAACTAGCACCCTTTTATGAAAGCATGGCTTTAGATTTCGCTTATTTACAAGTTGAATTGTTACTGCCTGATGAATTAAAAGAAAATTTTGTATATTCAGAAACAGAACAAGAGGATATATTAAGAGCAAGAAGAAGATTACCTAGACAAACAATATTAACAGACGGCTTCCACCCAAGAAGAAAACGAGGACAAGCAATACCACTTAATAGGAATAAATATAATAGAGATGTAAAGAATTTTGTATCAAATAGATTAGACACTTACTTACCCGACATGAGTAACACTATGAAAAAAAACTTAAACCTTGCTTTAAGGAAATCAATAGATCAAGCTACTGATCTAGGATTAGTAGGTAAAGAATTTGAGGACTTTGTAAGTAGAGGAATATCAAAGAGCTTAGGTAAAAAAAACTTAGGTAGAGCTATGAATATTGCTAGAACAGAAGCAACTGCATTGAGTAATTATTCTTTAAAAACAAGTGCTAAACAAACAGGTTTAATTTTAGAAAAGGAATGGATCACTCGTAGAGACGGGGTAGTAAGAGAAGCGCATATTTATATGGATCTAAAAAGAGTTCCACAAGATACTGATTTCAGCGTTCAAGGTTATTCTATGAATTATCCCGGAGATAGTAGTAAAGGAGCTCCTGCTGGGCTAGTATGTAATTGTAGGTGTACTATGATTTTTCACGAAGTTAAGATATAATAGGAGATAATTATGAGTAAAAATTTACAACATAAAGAAGTGAAATTAACTACCACTAATGAGGTAGAGGGAAAAGTAGAAGCAGTATTTTCGGTGTTCAACGAAATAGACAGCGACAATGATGTCGTACTTCCAAATTCTATAAAATCGGGATATGGAGATAGAGGTGTGGCTATGGTTTGGGCTCACGATTGGAAAGATGTGATCGGTAGAGGCGAAATAGTTTCTGATGAAAACAAAGCAACATTCAAAGGTCAATTCATAATGGACACAGAACGAGGTAGAGACGCTTTTAATACAGTTAAAGCTATGGGAGATCTACAACAATGGTCTTTCGGATATGAAGTGTTGGATAGCGAAAATGGTACTTTTACTAAAGACGGAACAGATATAGATGTTAGATACTTAAAAGATGTTCAAGTATGGGAAGTTAGCCCCGTGTTAGTTGGTGCAAATCAAAACACAGAAACTGTATCTGTTAAAGAACAAAATATTGAAGATGAAAATACAGGAACAAGATTTAACGAAGATGTAGATGAGTTGCTTACCAAGTTATCTGCTGTGTTAAAAAGAGCAAAGGCACTTACTGCCTTACGCTTATCAAAAGAAAAAACATTGTCGGAGGGATCTACGGCTGTTTTATCTGAATTGCAGGACAGTATCCAAGAAGTGTATCAAGATATAGATACATTACTTGATGTTGCAGGTGCTGATGATGAAGAAAAAGCAGAAATAGATGACACGACTTTGTTATTAGAAACGGAACAAGTGTTGTTAGAAACATTTGATCCTGAATTGTAGGAGAATAATAATGAGTAAATTAGTAGAACTCAAAAAGGAACTACAAGAGCTAAGAGAAAACACTCTCAACGAATTTAAGGATATAGATAGTACTGGTTTTGACGCTGATACTTCTGAGAATTGGATTAAAAGAAACGAGAGAATGTCTGAACTTACTGAAAAGATTAAAGAAGCGCAGAAGATAGAAAATGAAAAGAAAGAACTCGAAAGTGCTGTTGAAGCAGGGAAAGTAGTAGAGCCAAAAGCAATACATACTGAAAAAGCTGCTTATGAAGCACCTAAAAGTATTGGACAATCATTTCTTGAGTCTGACGCTTATAAATCATATGTAGAAACAGGCATAAAGAATGTTAAATCTGAACTCAAGTGGGACCCAAGAGTAGAAACTAAAACTACTGTTACTGAAACTACTTGGCCTCCTGGCGTTGTCAGAGCACCAAGAATTGAGGAAAGCGCACAATTAGATCCTTATGTAATTCCTAATTTAATAGATACTATTGTTACTGACCAATATCAGTACAAGTATCTTGAGGAAACTACATATACTAATAATGCAGCTCCAACAGCAGAAGGAAGCGCTCTCGGAGAAAATGCTTTAGCATTCACAGAGAGAACAGAAGAAATCAGAAAAATTGGTGCATTTATTCCAATGACTGAGGAACTTCTAGCTGATGTTTCTGCGGCTCAAGGTTACATTGACAGCAGATTAAGGTTTATGGTTAGACAAACAATTTCTGACCAAATCATTGGAGGATCAGGCTCAGGCGTGAACCTCACAGGTATTCTTAACAAGACTGGTATCAATTCCTTTAACTATTCCTCATTTAGTGGAAGTTTAAAGAGAATTGGTCAGCTATTTGAAGCGATTACTGAAATTCAGAAAGACGCTTTTATGCAACCAGACGCAATCGTAATGCACCCATCTGATTGGTATCAAGTTGTTACAGAAGTAAATGCAGTTACAACAAGTGGATCATTAAATCCATTATTTGTAGGCGCAGGTAACTTCAACTCAGCTGTGGCACCAACAATTTGGGGACTTCCTGTTGTAGCTTCAACAGAAATCTCAGCAGGGGATTGCTTAGTTGGAACATTTGGTGGTGGACAAGCTATTCATATAGTCGCAAGACAAGGTATGGAAGTTGCTATGTCTGATAGCCATGATGAGAACTTTGTAAAAGATATTATTGTAATGAAAGCAACTGTACGAATGGGACTTCCTATTTATAGAGCAACAGCTTTCGCTAAAATATCAAACTTCTAAGGATAACTTAGAAATAATTATGACTTTAGTAACTCGTTCAAGCTTTAATGGTAAGGACGAGTTACAGTCAGGAGAAAAAATGATTTTAAAAAAATATGTATGGATAGATGACGCAGGTAAAATCGCTGAAACTACTGATAACAACCTACCTAAAGCGTGGAGAAAAGGAAAACTACTTGGTGTAAAAGGCCATGAAGTATCTGATGTTCAAGCTAAGGAATGGGGTATTGGTAAAAAAGCTAAAGCACCTGCTGAAAATAAAGGGAAGTAATTCCTTATGGCCATTACCAATGGCTACTGCACACTCGCAGAGTTAAAAACCTATCTCGGTTTAAGTGGTAGTGGCCAAGATGACAACTTAGAAAATGCAGTAGATAGTGCAAGTAGAGAAATAGACGGAATATGTGATCGATTTTTTTATCAAACTAGCTCAGACGCAAAATACTTCACACCCGACAATGCTTTATTTATAGATGTACCCGATATATCTAGCCCAAGTGGTTTAGCAGTTTTAATAGATACTTCAGATGATGGAACGCATGATACAACACTTACAATAAACACAGATTTTTATACAAAACCTTTAGACGCAGGAAATGAAGTTGACGGCATTCAATACCAACCAATAACTCAAATTACAATATTAGACACAAGATCTTCTGAAAGGTTTGATCCAACAATAGTTAAACAAATAAAAATAACAGCACAATGGGGCTTCTCAGCAGTTCCTCATGCAATTAAACAAGCCACTCTATTACAAGCTACAAGACTATTTAAAAGAAAAGATAGCCCATTCTCTACTTATGGAAATCCAGAAACAGGTACAGGAGAATTATTTAATAAGTTTGATCCCGACGCTATGAAACTTATTAAAAAATATATTAAAAGAACTTTGTAATGGCTAAACAGCAATTCAAAGTTGAAGTACAGGGTGCTATACAATTAAAAAAAAGACTAGATGAGAAAAAACTATTATATAAACCACTAAGAAATTATTTCAATGTTGTTGGGAAAATAGTTAAGAAACAAGCAAAAACACAGACACCCGAATTTACAGGAAGACTTAAATCCCAAATAAAATATAAAAGAGTAAGGGATAAAGGAAGATTGCCTGGTGGAATAAAAGTGTTTGTTACAACACCTTATGCTTCTTATGTTCATGGATCAATGGATAAAAATTATAAATATAGAGGACTTAAGTATCCACAAGATAAAGATAAATTCAGTAGAACAAAACCTCATTGGCCACCTGCTTCTGCACTTCAGAAATGGGCTGACGCTAAAGGAATACCTGTATTTTTAGTACAAAGATCAATAGCAGAAAAAGGTACTGCGATCATTCCATTTATAAAAATGGGGTATGAACAGACAGAAGTACAACGAAAAATTGCTTTACAACAAGCTAGTAAATCTGTTGAATTAATGTGGAAAAAATCAAGACCTGCAAAGTTGCGTAGATAGAAATGCTAGTATAAATTCATGGCTACATTAACAAGTATAAGAAATGGTATTGGAACTAATCTAGGAAATATAAGTTCGTTAAGTGTTTACAATTATGTTCCCGATAGTATAGAGCCACCAACTGCAATAGTGGGTGTTGTACAGACCTTAGAATATGATACCTCAATGGCTAGAGGTGCTGATACATACACCATACCTGTTTTACTTTATGTCAGTAGAGTAGACGCACAAGACAGTCAAGAAACTTTAGACGCATATTTAGCTAGTAGTGGTGCTTCAAGTGTTAAGGCTCAAATTGAAAGCGATCAAACATTAGATAGTTCGGCACAATCTTGTCGAGTTGTTGAAGCAAATAATTATGGTGTGTATACTGTGAATAACATAGACTATTTAGGCGTAGAATTTGAGGTTGAGGTAATAGCATGAAGTTAAAAGTAAATATTGGTTTTGATGTTAAAGATGAACATTTAGAAGCAGGATCTATTATTGAAGATAATGTAATACCAAAGAAAAGTCTTAAATGGTTAAAAGAGCAAAACATTGTAGAAAAATATGATGAAAAAAAAGAAAAGGAATTGATCCGAGCTAGAGATGAAAAAGGTCATTTTATTGCTGATGATCCTAATACAGAAAAAAATGAAGCTTGGTACGAAAAGAAAGATGAAGAAGAATAATGGCTTTTAAACATGGTAAAGATACTAAAGTATATTTAAACTCAGCTAATTTTAGTACTTATTTTAGTAATGCAGACGCAACAAGAACAGCAGACACGGCTGAGAGTACAACATTTGGAAATTCAAATAAAACTTATGTAGCAGGAGATAAAGACGGGACTGTTTCTTTAGGAGGTTTTTTTGACGCAACAGCAGACGCAACTATTCAGCCACTACTTGGTGGTGCAGACTTAGATTTTGTTATGGGTATTGACGGCTTAGATACAGGCGATAGTTCGACTTTTGGTATTGGTAATTTTACTAATTATGGTGTATCAAGTCCTGTGGGAGATATAGTTGCTACTTCAGTTGATATGCAAAGCGATGACGGAATGTGGAACGGAACTGTATTAACAGCTTCAGCATTTACCACAACAGCAGCTCAAGGATCAGCACAAGATAATACTTCTTCAACTGCAAATGGGTGTGGTGCATTTTTAATAGTAACTTCAGTTAGTGGAACTAGCCCAACAGGAGATGTAAAAATTCAGCATAGTGCAGACAATGTAACTTATGTTGATCTAATAACATTCACACAAGCCACTGCGGCTACAAGTGAAATAAAAAATATTTCTAGTGGAACAACTATTAATCGTTATATAAGGGTGTATAATACAATCGGAGGTAGTTCAACACCGACAATAAACGCTATTGTAGGTTTTGGACGAAATAATTAAGGAGAGACTATATGGCATTTGTACATGGTAAAAATTCAGTATTTAAACTTGATAATTCAGGTGGATCACTTACTGATATATCAACATATGTAAATAATGTAGACTTCCCTGAAACTGCTGATGTGGCTGAAACAAGTACTCTTGGATCAAGCAATAAATCATTCGTGGTAGGTCTTAAAGACGCTACTATCGGATTAGCTGGTCTATGGGACGCAACTGCTGACGCTATCTTTGGTGCAGTAGTAGGACAAACAGCAACTCTATCGTTTGAATATTCCCCCGAGGGAACAGCAAGTGGTAAGGTAAAATACACAGGCGAGGCAATATTGACAAATTATGCAATATCAAGTCCTGTTGGAGATGTTGTTGGGTACTCTGCTGACCTACAAGTTTCAGGTGCAGTTACTCGCGGTACACATTAAATTTAATTCCTACTAAACTTAAATTAAGTTAACTAGGAGATTGAATTGAAAAAATTAAAATTAGAGGATATAAAAGGACTTCCTAATGTTCCTACTAAAATCTATGAGATAGAAGAATGGGGATTTTCTGTTGAGCTTCAAGGGATAAGCAAAGCTAAACAAATTGAATTAGGTAGAATTGTTGACGCTAATAACACAGACGCATTTGACTATCAAAAAGAATTATTAAAGGCTTGTATTATTGATCCCGAATTATCTGATGAAGATATAGATGAACTGTATAAGAAAGATAGTAAAATAATTGATAATATTTTCTTAGAAATAAATACTCTTAATGGTGTTGGAGGTTCTGCTAACGCAGATCAATTTCAAGACTAATCACGATCTAGGTTTTCAATATAGACTAGCAAGAGACTTAGGCATGACTGTTGCAGAATTAACGACTACAATGAGTTCATTGGAATATAATAATTGGATAGCTTATTATATTTGGGAGAAAAATATGACTGATGAAAATGTAGCAATGGCTCAAGCAGAAGCTAAAAAGAATAGGAATAAATAATGGCTAGTTCTGATGTAGTTTTAAATATAGTTACTCGTGGAGCCCAACTTGCTAAACAACAATTAAATACTCTAGGTAATGCTTCAAAAGGATCAGCAGGAAAACTAGCTCAATTAGGTAAATTCGCAAAAATTGCAGGTGTTGCTATCGGTGTTGCTTTAGCTAAAGGATTATCTGTTGCTGTTGGCGAGTATATTAAATTTAATGACAAAATGGTGCAATCACTTGCAATTATGCAGACAAGTGTTTCAGAACAAAAAGCAATGGCTCAAACAGCAAGAGATGTTGCTTCAGTAACAGCAGTTTCAGCCGAACAATCAGCAGAAGCATATTTCTTCTTAGCTTCAGCAGGTTTAAATGCTCAACAATCAATAGCAGCTTTACCACAAGTAGCAAAATTCGCACAAGCAGGTATGTTTGATATGGCTACTGCAACAGATTTAGCAACAGACGCACAATCAGCATTAGGTTTGACTGTATCAGACGCAGGAGAAAACTTAGCTAATTTAACAAGAGTTACTGATGTTTTAGTAAAAGCAAATACATTAGCCAACGCTTCTGTTCAACAATTCTCTGAAGCACTAACTACAAAATCGGGTGCAGCTTTGAAAGTAGTAAATAAAGACATAGAAGAGGGTGTTGCTGTATTAGCGGCTTTCGCTGATAGAGGTGTAAAAGGTGCAGAGGCAGGAGATAAATTAAACCAAGTTCTGAGAGACATACCAAGAGCAACAGCTAAAAATAAGAGTGAATTTGCGGCTCTTGGCTTAGAAATGTTTGACGCAGAAGGGAATATGAGAAATGTAGCAGACATTATTGAAGAATTAGACTCAGTTCTTGGACCTATGTCTGACGAAATGAAAGCTGCTACTTTAGATCAATTAGGACTTAATCGTGGTGTTGCTGACGCTGTAAAAATATTAAGTGGTGCAGGTGATCAAATAAGAAATTATGAAAAAGCTTTAAGAGATAGTGCAGGTGTTACAGAAGAAGTTGCTGATAATCAATTAGAGAGTTTAAAAGCACAATTAGGACTAGCGAAAGATAAATTTATTGATCTCGGTTTAGCGATTATTGAAGAATACGAGCCTGCTATGTTAGACGCAATAAAATCAACCAATGCCTTTTTAGATGTATTAAGTGGTAGAGCACCTGATGATATTAAAGACTTACTAAGAGGTTTTGACGGACTGTTTAAGGTTTTAAGTTACTTAAATCCTGCTTTTAAACGAGGAACAAGTTTTGTAAGTGCTTATGAAGAGGCCCAAGCAAATATAAAAAGAGCAAATTTTGGAAAGTCTTATGTTGATATTGATCAAGCATTACACGACTTTAATATAACACAAACAGATGCAAGGAGAAATGCTGAAAGATTAGAAGTTGAATGGGCTCTATCTAAGACAACAGTTGATGGTTTAACTGAGTCTATTGAAGAATTAGATGAAGCTGAAGAAGCTTTAAATAAAGAACGCAAAGAAAAAGCATTACCTACTTTAAGCAGAGTTATAAATGCTATGCAGGCTATTAAAGATATTAACGAAAGTATTGCAGACTTAGAAACAGCAAGAAATAAAATATTAACTAAAAAAATTGAAGCAGAAACAAAAGTAACAAAGGCAGAAGAAAAAGTACTTGAAGCAGAAACAGCTTTAAATAAACAAAAAGAAATTTCTAAAAAAGTAACTTTAGAAGAAGAAATTGCAATATTAAGACAAGAAGAAGCTGTAAGGAAATTAACAGAACAAGAAGATAGAAATACACTTCAAGAGAAAGAACTTGAATTAGCTAAAAGAAAATTAGAAGAAATAAGATTAGCGAGTACATCTGCAACACGAGAGGAAATAAGAGCCCAACAAGATTTAGAGAGAGCACAAGATGATGTGTTAAAGGCAGAAGAAGCCTTAAAACAAGCAACTTTGGAACTTGCAGAGGCTCAAAGAGAATTAAATGAAGCTACTGCCGATACACCTCAAAACCTTATGGAAATGGCTTTAGCTAAAAAAGAATTAGATGACGCACTTGCAGAACAAAAGGATTTAAAATCTTTCACTACTGCAATTCAGCAAATGGTAGAACTTGGGTTAGGTAGTTTTGATGACTTAGTAAAGGGATATTATGCTACGCTTAACGCTATTAGAGGTGGAACAAGTGGAACACCACCAATAACACCGAGTAGTGTTGCAACAAGTGAAACTTTTAGTGAGGACGGATCTATTGATCCCTCTAAGGTTTCAAGTCCTGTTGGTCGTGGAATAGGAACAATGGACTCTAGTGGTGTGATCACAAATACTAATAATTCTATCGTTGTAAATGTTGGTGGTGCTTTATCTAGCAGTAATGAAATTTCAGACGCTGTTGCTAATGCAATGATACAAGCTCAAAAGCGTGGTATTAAGGTCTTAATTTAATGTCAGTTGCGTTTGATAGTGATGTAACTCTTACTGTTGAAATAGGATTTGATAGTGAGCCATTTGATAGTTCAATTACCTTTACAGATGTATCTGCTTATGTAAGAGGAATAAATATAAGGCGTGGTAGATCAAATGAAATGGGGCAATTCGTAGCAGGATCTTGTGAACTTTTATTAAGTAACGCTGATAATAGATTTAATCCAACTCAAACTACATTTTATTATGATAGTGCAAATGCTAGAACTAAAATACAACCATTAAAACCTGTAAGAGTTCGTGCAGTTCATGACAGCAGTACTTATGATCTATATTATGGCTTTTTAGATCAAATACCTGTAAGTTATCCTGCTTTGGGGGCAGATAGTGTTGTAACATTTAGATCGATAGACGCTTTTAAAATATTTCAAAGTCAAACAATTCAATCAGTTGGTTGGAAAATAGGACAAGCAGGATTTTCAGAGATTGGAAGTTCTACAAGACTTGGTTATGATGACGCAACAGAATTGACATCAGTAAGACTAACTCGTTTATTAAATTCTATTGGCTTCCCTAGTTCTTTAAGAACAATCAACACAGGAACAATGAACATACAACAACAAGCTCTAACTACAAATCTATTGGCGGCTATGAGAGAATGTGAAGTAGCAGAAAATGCTCAATTTTTTATGGGACCAGACGGAAAAGCTACTTTTAGAAATAGAGATTATAAGCTAAGTAATACTAAAGCGATCAATGTTCAAGCGACTTTTGATAATTCGGGTAGCAATTTACCATATACTGATGTTGTTACTTCTTTTGATACAAACGAAGTATTAAATGTTTATGAGTGGACAAGAACAGGAGGAAGTGCTCAATATGTAGCAGACGCTGATAGTGTTAATAGATATACAGCTAAAACTTCAACACAAACAACTAAAAACACTTCAGACGGAAATGTGAAGTCTATTATAGATCAAAAATTAAGTGAAACTGCACTTCCTATTGAGAGAATTGATACATTAACTATAAATCCTAGAGAAGATACTTCTTTATGGGCAAAGGTATTAGGACTTGGATTTGGGGATAGAGTAAAAGTAAATGTAACTAATCCAAATGGATCAACTTTTACTGATGAGGTATGGATAGAAAGTATTAATCATGACATTAGAAGTGGTAGCCAAACTTGGAACTATTCACTTACTTTAAGTCCTGCGGGATCATCAGGTTGGGTAATGGGACAAGCAAAAATTGGCGAGGGTACTCGTTTCGCTTATACTTAGTGCTAAGATGAAAGAAACAGTTTAATTAATGGAGAATAAATATGCCTAGTGGTTATAAAGTATGGACAACAGGAGACTTAGTTTCTGCTTCTGATTTTAATAATTATGTACAAGAGCAAGTAATAATGACTTTCGCTAATTCAACTGCTAGAGATAGTGCAGTAAGTAGCCCAGAAGAAGGCATGTTCTGTTATTTAGCAGATACAAATGTACTTCAATTTTATAATGGATCATCTTGGGCTTCTTATATAGGCGACGGCGATATAACAGGTGTAACTATAACAACAAGTGCTACTTCGGGTTTATCGGGTGGTGCAACAGCAACTTCGGGAGCATTTTCTTCTACTTTATTAGTAGCACCTACATTAGCGACTTCAGCAACAGTGGCTAGTGGAGATGTTATTTTAATGGCTGATGTAGATGATAGTAATAATTTAAAGAAAACAACAGCAGGGGACATCGCAGGATTAGCAGGTGGTGTTTCATTAGGTTTAGTAATAGCGCTAAGTTAGGAAAGGAAATAATATGGCCGATACATTACATTCAGTACAAGGTGTTTTAGGAACAGGTAGCACAGCTATTTTAGACGCAGTAGCTTCTAGCACAACTGAAACAGTTATAGGTTTAACTTTATCTAATATAAGTGGATCTAGTGCAGATGTTACAGTTGATCTTAGTATTACCAAATCGGGTGGATCATTAAGAAAAATTTTAAATGATGTTTCACTTCCATTTGGAACTACGATCACAATGTCAACTAAACTTGTATTAGAAACAGGCGACACTATGCAAGGACTTGCAAGTGCAGCTTCAAGTGTGGATTTTAATTTAGCTTATTTGAAACAAACCTAAAGGGGTAATTTATGTCCTATATAGGTACACAACCAAATAATGTAAAAAAGAATATTGGTTTATATAATCCAAATGATATTACTGCTTTAACCAAAGATGGTAATTGGGGTGGCTCTTTAGAGTTAATAGCAGAAGCAAACCATTCTGGAGATGTTAGTAATATTGACTTTACTTCTATTAAGGAAACAGAATATGATGTTCACTTTTTGCAAATAAGAAGATTTGGCTTTGAAGTTGGTATTGGTCGGATAGGCATTCAACTAAGAGAGGCAGGAACTTGGGAAACAGCAGGGGTATATGATTATGCTATTGAATATCTTGAAGCACCTGCAGCACAAGGAGAACAAAGACAACAAAACTATGAATATATGCAAATAGAATTTCAAAACTCAAATGCAGGAGAATTTAATGCAAATGTTTATTTATATGGTTTAGGTATTGGCTCTAAATATAAAACTATGAGTTATAACGAAATTATGATTGCTTCAGGAACAGCATTTACATCTTATAGATTTGGTGGTGGCTCTCTACCACAAGCAAGTGTTGTTGACGGAATAAGAATTATGAGAAGTGGTAGCAATGATTTTACTTCTTTTAATATAAAACTTTATGGAATTAAACAGCTATGAGTAATTTAAGATTGATTGATGAAACTAAGGTTACTTCTAGTGTTAGCTCTATTAATATAACAGATGTATTTTCTTCAGACTTTGATATTTATAGAATTACTTGCACAGATTTATCACTTACAGGAACAACTTATGTTGATGTGAATATGAGATTAATTAATTCAGCAGGAAGTGTTATTTCTTCTTCAAGCTACACCTATGGCTATAGACTAATGCTATCGTGGTTAGCTTATGTAGATACTACCTCAGCAAGTAATAGTGTTATTTATAGAGCTTTTAGTGAAACAACAGACCAATCGCCTGAAGTTGCAGGGTCATCATTTTGGGTGTTTAATCCATTTAATTCAAGTCAATATACACAACTACTTATACAAAATTCTCAAGCGTATGGTGGAAGTTACCATACAAATATGCACGGTGGGGCAGTTTTAAAAGTAAATACAAGTATTACAGGTTTTCAAGCAATAGAAAGTGATAGCTCACGACCTTTAGCTAGTGGAACATTTAGGACTTATGGATTGGCAGTTGATAAATAATGGCAGGAAGTTTAGTCCAAGTTGACCATTTTGAAATATCAAGTGCAGTATCTACTGTAACTCTAGGTGGTGGCTCTAGTGGTAGCTCATCTTATAATTTTGCAATAAATACAGATGATATTTATTTAGTTACTTATAGAAATGTTTATATGAGTAATGACGGTGCAGTTCCAAATATAAGATTAACAGTTAGTGGAACTGCTGATAGTAATGCTAATTATGATAGTGCGAGAATGAATATTTATATGCACACTTCTCATTATGACATTGCTAATCAAAATATAACTTATTTTTCATCGTTAAGCAGAGGAACTACTGTTAATGAAAGTTCACAAGGTCAGATATATTTATACGACTTTAATAGTTCAAGCCAATACTCATATATACTTTTGGAAGAAGTTGTAGCTACTGAAACACCTGAATATGTATCTGTTTATGGTGGTGGTATTTTAACCACTAGCCAAACAACAGACGGAATACAATGGGTAGCAAATAGTGGAAATATTGCTAATGGTGAATTTACGCTGTACAGGTGTGTGTAATTATGAGTGAATATGGATATATACCTGAAAGCCCTGCTCAAAGTTGGGGATCTAATAAAGGAATATTTACACCTAATGATATTTATGATCTAACACGATCAGATAAATATACACAGTATGGACAATTAGAATTAATACAAACTCAGTCAGTTTCAAGTGCTGTATGTGATTTCACTTCTTTAGGGGATTATGACATTCACTTTTTTACTTTTCAAGATGTAGAAGTAACAACACAAACAGAATTTGGATATAGATTATCAGATGACGGTGGAACAAGTTTTGAAACAGGTTATCAGTTTGCTAATCAAAGAGGTTTTGCAGACGGAAGTTTTGCAGAAAGAAAAAGTGAGGCACAAGATAGTGTAAGACTAGCAGGGGACTTAACAACTGATAGTTCGTCTAGGTGTACAGGTTATCTTTATTTATATAATGCACTAGACAGCACTAAATATACTTTCGGCACAATGCATTGCAGTTTTACTTATAATCCAACAGCAGGATTTGAATATGGCTCATCAGTTTATGCAACTAACTCATCAATTAATGGAATAAGATTTGGCGAGGGAACTACTGTTTCAGCAGTAACCTCAGCGACCATTTCAGCTTATGGAATAAAGGCGTATTAATAATGGCTACTAATTTAGAATTTATAAATCAAACAACAGCAAGTTCAGTATCTTCATTAGATATTACTGATGTCTTTACTGCTAAATATGACCATTATCAAGTACATGTTTCATTAGATACAGACGGTGCAGGATATTTTGAGATAAGATTACTTCAAGCAGATGACAGTTTAGCCAATGATAGTAAATATGATATATGCAGTTGGGATTTGAAAAGTGATAATTCTTTTGCTAAATATTCTTTTGTAAACCAAGACGGTGGTGTAGGTTGGCGAGGAATAGGTGGATATGTTGATGACGGCGACGGATATGGAATTACTTTAAATATATTCAATCCATTCGCTAATGATAAATATACATTCGGACTAGCACAAAGTGGCTCAATAAGTGCCTCTAAATTATTTGGAACTAAAGCTATGGGCGTTTATAACAGCGTACAAAGTCTAGGTGGATATAGAGTTATTTGTTCAGGAAGTCCAACACTAAATTATGTAGTAGCTACAACTTATGGGGTATTGTAATGGCTGGTGCTTTAATTTTAGTAGATCAATTTACAATAAGTTCGCCTGTATCAGCAGTTACTATTGGTGGTGGATCTAGTGGAAGTTCATCTTATAACTTCGCAATAGATAGCACTTATGATGTTTACCAACTTGTATATAACAATGTAACCACTTCAACAGATGGAAGAAATGTTGCAGTAAGAGTAACCAAGAGTGGAACTGCTGACGCTACTGCTAATTATGATTATGCTTATAATGTTTTAACTTCAGCAGGGGTTAGTAATGCTAATTTTCAAAATGAAGATGAGTGGACTTATATGTTTGTAGATAATGTTGGTACAGGTACAAGTGAAATAGCTCAGGGAATTTCTTATCTGTTTAACTTTTCTGACGCTAGTGGTTATTCTTTTGTTACTGCTGAAATGGTAGAAGTAAACTTAACACCTACTACTAAAGCTAATGTAGGAAGTGGTGTACATACAGTAAAGACTGTTAGTGACGGATTATATTTCTTTGATGACGCAGGGGGAAACATAGCTAGTGGAGAATTTAAACTTTACGGACTACGAAAATAAATGCTAAGATAAGGAAAGGAGAAATATTATGGCTATAAAAACTATTGCACAATTTAGAACTGAAGCAACTTCTGAAATAGAAAGTGAAAAACCTTTGTATGCCCAAGTCAATAATGAAAGACGAGAGTTTAC